CCGATGAACGGACCCCATGCAAGACGGCAGAACGTCTTATGCAAGAACCAACCAAGAACTGCCCCCCCCGAAGGGAATTTGTACATCTTGGTTTCGCACGAAGGCGGGTCGAACACGACCATTGACAATGCCGGCGCGGGGTTGTCGTTCCCGACCAGAGATGGTTTACTCTCCGGGGCTGCCTTCTTACCAACTTGGGTGAGGTGGCGGTGATAGCATCACCGCGGGTATGGCCTGTCTGCTGAACTCGACCAGACCGGGGGTGACCGCAGTGGACTTGTAGGGTTGTCAGTCCTACACGCATCACTGTGGCCTACGTTGGTGGTCTATCGACGATGTGTTGTTGTGTCATGTGGCTTGCTTGTGTCTCTACCATAGCATCGAGAAACCGCAATCTCCCTAATCTGCCAAAGGGGACAACCTTGTCTCTGGTTCGCCAACAGGCTTGTCGAGTACTTCACACTGAAGATGTGTTTCGTCTTCCAGAACCGCCCGGGCTTCCTGCAAACTACAGGGCCCGGCCGCCAGCCGTCGCTCTTCTCACTCGGTGGGCAACCATTCTCCCCTCGCAGGTCTCCATGGGGCCGAACGCAGTCACCTTGCGTGGATCATCCCTGGTTGGGGCTAACCCCACCTGCCGCAGCCCGACCCTACAGTGCACATCCACCGGTGAGGACACACCGACTTCAGATATAGCTTTGAGGCCCGACCGCATTGGTGGGTTTGAGTGAGGTAGTGGCGCGGACCTACACCGCATGGGACTGTGGTATGGTGTGGGCGTTGAAGGACAAGATCTGGGAAGGTTTGCCAAGCCCCCGGAACAACCGGTTTCCCTCGTAGTGCCCGTCTCAGCCCTTTCGAGAGCGTCCACATAACCATCTCGCACAACTATCGCTAGGACCAACGGAGCCCCGAACCGACCGTTCTGGCAGGTGGTAGCAATCCTTGGTCTTACCTCGGGAACAATGCGGGAGAGGGACTCACCGTATGGGCAGTTCACAAACGAAGTTTCCGCTGTCACCCACGAGACACGCGTGTCCCTTGAATGCAAGCGGGGCGGTGAAGTCGCCTAGTGACGATATCAACCGCTGTTCGATAGCTTCCTGCTCCGCTGGTGAAACTCCCCAGGATGTCTCGAATGCAGCTCGAGTGCTAGGACTAGGGACGACCGAGTCTGGCAAACGGTCAAACTTGCCTGCGCCACGACTAAGCACCGCGTACTGGAGGGTCCAGTCCGCGTACTTGGCGCGCTTGACATGTTCGAGCCGCTTCAGCATCGCGTGGACGACGGGGCCTACAATGGGCACCCCAGTCGAGACCACCGCTTCTCCCATCAGTATGGTTTTCATCACGGCCTCCCTCTCACGTTGATTTGAGAAGAAAATGTGACTACTCGCCAGACCGCTGAGGGTGGCGTTCCACGGGCGAATGAACCGCAGCCTACCATCGATGGACAGGACCCTGGATCGACAGAACGTCACCTTACCGAGCTCGGTAACCGGTTCTTCGACCTTAAGTTCCTGTCCATACTCCAAGAAGGCGGGTTTCAACAGGGGCATTACCCTGTCGACCTCCGCCAACTCGACTAGTATTAGGCAGTCATCGCCATCATCCAATAGGTCCCAACGCGTCAGGCCCAGTCCCGAAAGTAGGCCCCGCACCATGGACACCATCAACAAGGTGTTCCCACACCCCGTGTTCGGGTCCCCAGTGCATCGCCTACCCCGGATGGTAAACCGGGCTCCGTGACCAGAGCTTCCCTTCGACTCCTTCTGCATGTCGAGTAGCCTTCTCATGGTGCGTGGGGCCATGGAGTGCTTAACCCAAAATGAGTGCTCGAGAGAGAGAACCTGCTCGGTGACGTGTTGGTCCCAGGAGCTAGCGTCAACAGATATGACAGCACAACGTTCGAAGTGGGACATTTTCTTGGCGAGCAACGCCGCTGATTGGTACCAGGTCAACCCCTTTCCGATCAGCCGCGTAGCGGGAACGCCTTGATCATGCCAGCCGGTCATGCCAATCAACGCCTTCTCCAACGGGTAGAGATGGCGGCCAAGCTCAAGATTGTACTCAGGGTGTCGAGCTAGAATAACCCTTGGAGTTGCAACCTGGGACTTGGCGTGATAATTGGTCTTTTCGGCCTTGACGAACATTTTGAGCCTCGACATCGAACGCGGACAATAGCCCTCCGCGTCCAATACCGCTGCTGCTGCTGCATACTTGCGACGTTTAGCTCCGTCGTACCTAGCAACTTGATCTGCACGCGAGATCGGCTCGGCTCGATCGCTTCCGAGGTTGTTTTTGAGTCGCTTGGCCACGTCACCCAAACCCTGCTGCAGCCGGGCGAGCCCTGCTGGCGTGGGTAACGGCACCCTTGACATCAAACGTGTGCCGATAGCGGTCAACTCACTGCAAATGCAGTTGTCAGCCACAGCCGGCACCCAACACCCCGGAACCGAAGGAGTCCAGAGTACCCTGAATCTCCGCGTTCCACAACCGGTTGCCGCGTCGTCCACCACACGTAGCTCGCACTTTGGATCGATCAGCAGATCTCTGCGTCCAACGCAAGCGGCATGGTATTCACCGCGGCAATCCTACACTCGGGGCAAACTGGTCCCCGCCACCTTCCAGCGACGGAGCCCAGCCCACCAGTCAGCAAAGGTCGACCGCCCGGAGGCGGCGTCCCAAAGGGTCGGACCAGTGCGATGTGTTGCTTCTGAGCGCAGTATTGCGTTGACTGCCTCAACCTCCCGTGACGTGTTCACATGACACAGGTGGTTGAGAGCAGCGATCTCCTCCACACCCGGAACGAAGGCACGGACAACACTACCGGGCAATAACCGAGCAACCTCCGTGTCTGGCAGGTCGTGGTCCTTGCACCAAATAATGGCGCGTCCTCGCAGGGTTTGGAGCAGGCCGATGTCCCGCATCTTGAACGTCGCAAATTTTTGGAGATAAGCGACGAGCTCGGTGCAGACAACAAGCTCTACTTCAGACAAGGCGTTGAACTTGGCGTCACCAATGACAACTGTCCGCCAGTTGATCTTCATGGTGCCGGCGCCGTTCTTCACCCACATCGAGCCCCGGATAGGTCGCACGGACCGCGTCAACATCTGTCGGTTCACCCACCTGGTGCCAGCCAGCGTCAGAACAGGGAGGCTCACCAAAGGGAGCCACCACCTGTTGACGGTGGAGGTCATTGTGCGCGCAGCTTCAGAGAGACGCGTACGTGCGTGCCTTCCTCGGTTGCCGAGTGGTCCAACATAGCTATGCCAGCTGAACCCAACACGAGGAGGCCCACAAACTACGGCTGTGCCTGCCGATTCGGGAGTGACCCCTGGGCTGTTTGTGGCTAGCCCGGTGATGCCAGTGTCACGTTG